CGGATTTTATTTAGATTTTGAAGATAGTGGTACGTTAGGAAATGATGCAAACGGTGGTACGGACTGGACAGCAACTAATCTAGCCGCAGCAGATCAAGCAACCGATACACCAACAAATAATTTTTGTACTTTAAATCCTTTAGAAGCAGTAACAGCAACTACTACTTATGCAGAAGGAAATACGCAAGGTACTACTTCAAATGCTGCTAGAGCAACTTTTGCTGTTAGTAATGGCAAATGGTACTGGGAACACAAGTTTGTAAACAAAGAAGCTATGGGTGGAGTTATGGCTTATAGTGGATTTAGACCTAACGATTATAGTATTAATGCTTTAATTCAAGGTTCTAATCCAGAACTTGTTTTAAATGGAACTGAACAAAGTAGTTGGTCAGGCGATGGAACACCAGATGCTATGGTTGATAATGATATTTTAAATGTAGCCTTAGATTGTGATAATAATAGAATTGCTTTTGGAGTTAATGGTGCTTACTTAAATGCTACAGATGGTTCAGGTGAATGGAGTGGAACAACATTAAATTATTATAGTATATCTGATGGATATGACTACGCACCAGCTTTTAGAACTGGTTCTGGAACTAATAGAGAATCACACTTTAACTTTGGTGGTTGTCCAGGATTTGCAATTTCATCAGGAAACGCAGATGCTAATGGCTATGGAAACTTTGAATATGCAGTCCCCTCGGGATTTTTTGCATTATGTACTAAAAACTTAGCGGAGTATGGATAATGGCTTATACAACAATAGATTATTCACAACAATATTTTCAATGTGTCCTCTATACTGGCGACGGCAGTAGCAGAACTATAACTTTACCTGATACTGATGCTGATACCGATCCCGATGTTGTTTGGATAAAACAAAGATCAGATGCAACAAGTCATACAATATTTGATTCTGTTAGAGGTGCACAAGAAGCAATATTTACTAATAATAGTAACGCAGAAACTACAAGAACCGATGCTGTTTCTGCATTTAACACTGATGGTTTTGATTTAGGTTCAAATGGTGATCTTAATGCTAATACTGAAACCCATGTAGCTTGGTGCTGGAAAGAATCTGCAACTGCTGGGTTTGATATAGTTGCCTACACAGGTGATGGTGTTATTGGTACAACGGTTGCCCACTCATTAAGTGCAAAACCAGAATTTATTTTGATAAAAGCAAGAGCTGGAACAAATGCTGCTAATAATTGGTATTGTTGGAATGTAGGATTATCTGCAGATAGAAATCTTTCTATAAATACTAATGCAGCACAATTTGCAGATCCTGGTCAAGGAATAATAAAAACAACTCAAAACACATCTAATTTTGGTTTTTCTTCAAGCGATGATAGTGGAATAATTAATGTTAATGAGGATAGCACAACTTTTATAGCTTATTTATGGAGAAGTGTTCAAGGTTTTAGCAAGTTTGGCTCATACACAGGAAACGGAAATGCCGATGGGCCATTTATATACTTAGGATTTCGTCCAGCTTGGATTTTAACTAAAAGAACAGATTCAACAGGAAATTGGAATTTATTTGACAATAGAAGAACAGGTGCAACAAAAGAATCAACGCTTGGAAAAGCTAATCCACTGGAATTATTACTACACCCTGACTTAAGTAATGCAGCGGCAAATGTTGCAGACGGTGGTCATACTATGGATGGACTATCTACTGGTTTTAAAATTAGATCATCTTCTGCTATTTCTAACGCATCAGATGGAACATATGTTTACGCGTGCTTTGCAGACGCGCCGCTAGTTAATTCAAAGGGAGTACCTTGCTGTGCAATGTAAAATATTATGCTACAAAAATTAGGATTTCAACCAGGATTTAATAAACAAGTCACAGCAACCGGAGGTGAAGGCCAATGGGTATCAGGAGATTATGTTCGTTTTAGATATGGTACACCAGAAAAAATAGGAGGTTGGGCTCAACTAGGAGATGCTACTCTTACAGGAAGAAACACAGCACTTCATCATTTCGTCAATGCCAGTGGAATTAAGTACGCAGCCATTGGTACAAACAGAATGTTGTATGTATACTCTGGAGGAGCTTTTTATGAAATTACTCCTATTAAAGCCACAACAACATTAACAAGCGCTTTTACAACAACAAATGGTGATGCAACGGTTACAATAACTTTTGCGTCTGATCACAACATTACAAAATACGACATTGTTCGTTTAGATAATTTTTCTACTATCACTGATTCTGATTTTGGTTCGAGTGATTTTGATGATACTAATTTCATGGTAGCCTCTGTCCCTACTTCAACAACAATTACAATTGAAATGGGATCTAATGAATCAGGATCAGGAGCGTCTACATCAGGTGGAATAAGAGTTCAACATTTTTATTCAATAGGACCTGCAGTTGAAGAATCAGCTGCTGGTTGGGGACTAGGTCTTTGGGGTGGTACTGTAGCTGGAGAAATTACAGACACACTAGATGGAGCATTGACTTCAGGTTCATCAAGCATTGTTTTAGATAATTCTGCATCGATGCCTGCTTCAGGAACCGTTTTAATAGATAGTGAACGAATTGCTTATACATCCAATACTACTGGTACTAATACTTTATCAGGATTAACTCGAGGATCAGACAATACAACAGCTGCTTCACACTCAGATGGAGCAACAGTTACCGATGCATCTGACTACACCAAGTGGGGTGCATCGCAAACTGGAGATATTGTAACGGCCCCTGGTCTATGGTCTTTAGATAATTTTGGAAATAAATTAATTGCAACTATCTTTGATGGTGCAACTTTTGAATGGGATTCAGATGCAACGGGAGCAACATCTACAAGAGCAACTATTATTGCTAACTGTCCTACTGCATCAATGCAAACTTTAGTATCTACACCAGATAGACACTTAATTGCTTTTGGAACAGAAACAACTATTGGAACAACTAGTACACAAGATGACATGTATATAAGATGGTCAGATCAAGAATCAATTAATGCAACAACGTCTTGGACACCTTCAGCAACCAATACCGCTGGTACACAAAGACTGGCTGACGGAACACGGATCGTGGCAGCGATAAGAGGTCGGGATGCAATTTATGTTTGGACAGATACATCTTTATTTATTATGAGATTTGTTGGTGCACCTTTTGTATTTTCATTTCAACAAGTTGGAACGAACTGTGGATTGATTGGTAAGAATGCAGCTGTCGAAGTAGATGGTTCTGCTTATTGGATGTCAGAAAATGGTTTCTTTAGATACACAGGTAAACTAGAATCATTAGCATGTCTTGTTGAAGACTATGTTTACGATGATATTAATACAGTTCCTAAACAACATATTTATGCAGGACTAAACAATCTATTTGGTGAAGTATCTTGGTTCTATCCTGGAAGTGGAGCTGCATCTAATAATAGATCGGTTACATATAATTATATGGACTCAACACCAGAAAGACCTGTATGGACGACAAGTTCTCTTGCAAGATCTACATGGTCTGATTCACATATATTTGGTAAACCACACGCAACAGAATATGATTCAAGTGCAACCAGCGATACAACCGTTGGTAATACGGATGGTGTTACAATTTACTTTGAACACGAAACTGGAGTAAATCAAATTAAAGCAGGAGCAGCTACTGCTATTGCTGCAAGTATAGAATCAGGTGATTTTGATATATCTTTAGCACAAGGTGGTGGAGCAGATTTAAGAGGCGATGGTGAGTACATGATGAAAATTAGAAGAGTGCTTCCAGATTTTTTACAACAAACTGGAGATGCAAGAGTGACATTAAATTTAAAAAATTATCCAACAGATTCACAAGCAAGTTCTTCATTAGGACCCTTTACATCTTCAACAACCACAGATAAAATAGACACACGTGCAAGAGCAAGAGCTATATCTTTAAAAGTAGATAATACCAGTACAGGACAACACTGGAAGCTAGGGACTTTTAGATTAGATATACAAGCGGACGGGAGAAGGTAATGGCTAGAATAGTACAATCATTAACACAACCACAAGAGAAATACGATCAACAGACACAACAATCATTTGTTAGAGATGTAGATAGTATCGTACAAAAATTAAACACATCTTTTCAACAGGATATAAAAGAAGAGGCAGAAGCGGAAAGCTTCTTTATGGCATAATGGCAAATACATTTGTAAATAAAAAGGTAGATTTAACAAGCACTAGTGCAACGACTTTGTATACAGTGCCCTCGGCTACAACAGCTGTTATAAAATCAATAATCGTGTCCGAAGATTCAGGAAACGCGGATACAATAACAGTGACTATAACCGATACAGATAGTGCTGTTTTTAGCCTTTTTAAGACTAAAGCTATATCTGCTAACGCAACATCAGAATTACTCTCTGGACCTTTAGTGGTTCAGGAAAGTGAAATAGTAAAAGTAACCGCAGCAACGGCAAACAGGCTTCATGTTGTACTTTCGGCCTTGGAAATAAAACCAAGAGTCGTTACATCATAGGCTTGATTTATGAGTATAAACAAAGTATTATTATTAACTCCAGGAGAAATTCCTGCTCTTAACAAACTAACAAAAAATTATGGCTATAGATAGAACAGGAATATCATCATTAAACGCAGGTGCAGGAGAAATTACCTACTCAGGTAATGAAGGTCCTAAATCACCACAACAAATGGCAGAATTTGAGTTAATGGAATATATGGAAGAATTTGAAAAAGTTTTTCCTGAAATGAAATCATTAAGAGGCACTGAAGGATATATGCAATCCTTAAATGAATACTTTCGAGGACTTACTAAACAAGAAAGTAGAGAAGGCATACAAATGGCTTCTGCTGAAGATCCAATATTGAAAGATGAATATGATAGGTATGTATTCGAATTAAAAGAAATTCGTCCAGAAGCTACACCAATGACGATTGAAGAATTTCGTCAACAGGCTATATCAGGTATGGCTTATGGTGGAACAGCAAAACCTACATACACACAATCAAGAAAACAAAGAATGGCTTATGGTGGTATTGCAGGATTAGATGGTAGAAAAAAATATGGAGCTGGATCGTGGTTTCAGGAAAATATTATGGATCCTATTAAAAAAGTTATTCCAAATGAAATTAAAGATAATCCTGTGTTATCAGCAGCGGTAGCTGGTGGATTATTGAATCAGTTTGGAATTCCTGGATTACCAGGAAATGTTGCAGGTGAAAATATGGGACAGAATTGGTTAGGAGAATTATTAAGCAAGGTTCCTGGAACAGGAGAAGAAACTATTGATATGGTTTTAGGTGGTGACAGAAGAGCGGATCAAATTGGTCTTGGTCAGGGTATAAGTAATATTTTCAATACTATTACTGGTCAAGATACAGAATTATCAAAGGCAGAA